GTCCCAAGCCATTATCGAGTCACCTCCATATTAATTGTGTTATTCATTTTACTTCTCCGATTAGTCCAGACTGAATCCGATGTTCGAAATTTCGAGGTTTCCGCTCTTGGTAGAGAGGTCCTGCGAACCGATGCTGTTCGAAGCGATGAGGTCGCCAGAGGCGGAGTCTCGGATGTATACCGAGTCAACCGCGTTGGACGAGTCGCTCACATCGAACGTCACTGGGTCGAGCGTCACGTTCCCGTTGCTCGAACCGTCGAGTGAAATCGTCACAGTTGCTTGCGTCTGAGCGGCGTAGGCAGAGCCAGTTGGCTCAGTCGTAATGCCTGCGTATGAAGCCGAGTCGCTCAGAGAGTCTGTACTATCGTTGTAGAGCCCCACCTCGTAGGTGACGCCACTAAGGTCGTTGTTGAGGGTGAATAGTTCCCCTTCGTTGAATAGTTGATTTGCCATTGTTTTGCCTTGTGTATGTATTGTTGCTGTGTTGCCTTAACTGTTCTGTCGATTAGTCTACTCCGAGGCGTTAAAGCGGTTGGAGTCCCCGAAGGTCTGCACACGCTGTTCGTTCACACCAGTCGTCGTCGCTGCTGCATAGACTCTTGGTGGAACGCTCGTCGTCTGCACTTGCTTGATTCCGATGAGTCCCTTTCGGAGTGCCTGTGAGATTGTCGGGTCAACATCGACGAGTGCGGGAGTAGACACCGTTTCGTACTGACTCGTCGAAGTCGCCGCGACACTCGTTGCTGCAACCGGCTGAAGATTCGTCGTAGTCGTGATGTCGAGTCGTTCGCTCAGTTGCGTCGTGTCGGCGGAGACTGCCGTCAGAATCGACGGAATAACTGTTCCGGGGAACGCTACCCCCGTCGTCTGAATCGCCACAGGCGTCGTCGTGCTGTCTGTGAGAGCATTCGCAGTATCGACCTGCTCGAATGTTACAGATACCACATCAAGCGACCCCTGAGTTAGCGCCTCCGTGTTACTGTTAGCCGCAATCGTCTGTGAGAATACAGTGTTATCAACCGACTCCTCGAACGTCTGTGTGAAGGAGTTCGAGAATGTGATAGTCGAATCTACTGTACTCGGCGTCGAGTTAGCAGTGATACCCTCCTCCGAGGTCGTCCCTTGGATGGAAGATGTAACCAACTGGAGTGACGCCTTTGACACTTGCTCTTTCAGAGAGGTCGCACCAACATCCGCGACGTTGATGAGGTTCGGGACAGTAACCGTAACTGCCTCGTTATCAGAGTCGGAGATGGTGGCGAACACATCAGGTGATAGTACCGACGCATTCGTCTGTGCGTTCGTACTCTCCTCGTTGGAGGTAGTTGGCACGGTGATGGTGTTCTCCGCGCTCGTCGTATCAGCCTGAATCAGCGTCTCCGAAACGAGCATCTGTGTACTCGGGGCGACCAACGTACTCGTCGTCTCGAACTCGTGTAGTGTCTCCGTTGTCGTAATGTCTGCTACGACGTTGATGTCTTGTGTCGTCGTCGAAACAGGAATGTCGCTCTCGGAATCAGTCGCTACTGAATCTACGGAGAGTAGGTCGCTGTTCGTGACAAGAGTCTTCCAAAAGTCAGGATGCGCTTCCTTATCAGGGAAGACCTTTAGTCCACGGGTCTCAATTGAGCCGTACTGACTGATATCCGTAGACCAACGTAGTGAGCCGAAGTTGTCGTAATACTCAATACTATTTCCTCTCAACTCTGCGTGGTACGACGTGTTGGTGTACGCAATACCAGACTCATCGGTGTAGATTGTGTCGTCTACAATCTCAATGTCTTCGATATTGTCTACACTCGTGGAACGAACCTCGTTCCCGTTTTCGTTGACGACCTTCACTTGCTCGCCGTCTGCACCGAATCCAGAACCGGGTGTCAAGAGGAGGTACAACTGCGAGGAGTTCTCGAAGGATTCAATATCCTTCACGTCTCCTTCGATGGAGTTGTTAATAGTGAGGAAATCCTCCTCGCTGTTCTGGAAGTTGCTACCAATCTCGTATCTGTGGACACTAACGTCGGTGTCGCCTGCGGTGTCAGCCTTTCGCCACGAGGTATTCAAGTACCGCGTGCCGTTAATCTCGGTTACTGACATTACCGGATACGCGAGGTCGTCGTTCGGTTCCGGCGAGAACGCCGCCTCTATTTCGTGACCATCACGCTCAGCGTGTCGGTAGATACGACCAGACGAAGTTAGTGTGAGTGTGTATAGTTCTCCTTCAGCGACGTGCTGTAGAGCGGCATCTCCGTTCGTCCCGCCGAGGTCAGCCTTCCACAGAAGGTTGTATCTATTATCGTAAGCCTTTACGTAATCGTCTGTGTCAACGCTGTAGACGACACCTTCTGGGTCAATCTGTGGACCCTGCGGTAAGCGGCTGCCATCAGTATCTACCGTTCGCTCTACCGAGCCACTGTTCGACAATTGTACTATATGTGTGTCAGTCGCAACGTTGATGAAATTGTTCAACGTGTTACGCCGCCACGAGTATGGGTCGCTGTCGAACTCCTGATAGACAGCAATGTCGTTAGCGGAGTTGGCGACCTCCCACGACGTGATAGTGGTGCCATCTGTATCGAGTTTGTATACCTTCTCCGAACCGAAGCGGTTCTTGGAGAGAACATACGCCGTGTTGTTGTAGTCCACGGCAACGTCGCGCACTTCTTGCCCCACGTCGGCGCTCCACTGTGTCGAACCATCCTGATTCAGTCGGGTCACTCCATCCGCGTCTGCGGCGAAGTAGTCGCGCTGTAGGTTTGTCGAGGATGTGAAGTTGTAGGAGCCAGCGGTGTGCTGAACGTCCCATAAGTCGCCGGGGTACGTCGTGCTGGTCGGGTCGGCGTTTGCCTTGCGAACCATTCCATCCGCGTCAGTGAAGAATACTGCTTCTTCTTCGTTGTCGAAGCGGATTCCTGTTACGGGGTTGTTGTCACTTGCCTTACTCGTCGAGACAGTCCACGTCTGCACGAGGTTGTTCGGGTCCTCGTTCAGACAGAAGATGTTCTCGGGGTTAGAGGAGTCTGATTCACCAGATACCCAGACGTAGCCACGAGCGTCCCACGAGAGGCCAGTGACTCCGCTTGGTACGTCACCCTCGTCGATTTGTGCGCCGCCTGTACGGAGTCCATCATCCTCCATCCAGATACGCCCAACACTACCGTCACCAAACTGCGAGCGGGTTCCGTAGTAGAGCGTGTTCTGCGATTCGACGGCGACAATACTCGTCACTGAAACCGACAGATTCGTCTGCGTCCATAGTTGATTGAAAGATGAGTCGTACTTCCGAATCTTCGCGTTACTACCCGTGCCAACTGCTGCGTAGACGTTTTCGTATTCGTCTAACGCGACAGCGGTAACTTCTTCAGATGTAACTTCTTGGTTCAGACTCCCTTGCTTGTTGTAGCGGTGGAGTCCATCTTCATCAGCGACATAGACGAAATCTGTCGAGGGCATTCAGGTTATTCGATGACGAGTTCGACGTTACTTATTGTCAGTTCCGAGTTGTATTCGGATAGTTTGTACGTCTGGTCGAGGAACGTGTTGAAGTGTATGTTCCCCGTTGGTTCGTAGATAACGAACACTGCATTAACCGGGTACTCCGAATCACTCACGTCGAAGATGACGGGTGGGAGTGAAACCTTTGAGGAGAGGTCTGTACTCGCAGAGAAGCCTGCGTCACGGCGAATGTTCGTCTGAGAGATGTCAGTTTCTTGCCGTGAGTACGAGGCCCCACTCGGCTCAGTTGCCGCAACGCGAGATAGGTTTCCCCCCTCCGAGAGTGAGGTGCCATATTCGTCGTTCGAGACGCCATCAGGCAACTCTCCCGGTTTTGCATAGTTCTTCGTAGGTGAGTCGAGCCTGTCACCAGTCTCGTAATATAGTCCTACAATTACAGACTCCCCTACGTAGGCTGCTTCGAGGATTTCCTGTTCTGCTCTGTCAGTTAGTACGATTGCCATTGTTAGGGGAGTAGATTAATCGAAAGAATCAGCCCCGATTAGTCGAGGATGATTCCAGTGTTGTTGTTAACGAGGTTGTCGATGCTGGAGAGGTCACGCGACTGCTGGAGAGCAGACGTGAACTGTAGTTCGCCAGTCGAGGAATTGACGACGAACACTGCGTCAACAGTCTCCGTGTTAGCGGAAACGTTGAACGTCACCTGCGGAGCGACAGCCTCACCGTTACTGTTTGCGTTAAGCGATACGTTGAAGCCGTTGACAGTCTGCCGAGAATAGTCGTCGGCAGTAGACGGCTCTGTAGTGATGTCGCTTACCGTAGCGCCGTCACCGAGAGCGTCAGTGCTGTCATTGTACAGACCAATCTCGTAATTGGTCGAACCCATTGCGTCTTCGAGAATCTGCGTTTCACCGTTGTTCTTTAGTCCAGATGCCATTGTTGTAATTTACTCTGTTGTTTCGCTTCTTTCAGCGTCGTCACCCGTCTCCTCCTCGGTGGAGGTTACTGCTTGTTCAGCCGCCTCGGATTCAGGGTCATCCACGACAGGCTTCAAATCTTCTGGTAGGTCTTCGTACTGCTCAAGCCCAAGCACTCTGGTACGAATCTCGTCCCGCGTCATCACGGGGCGACCAGAGACTTGGTTCGCAGTAGCGACACCTTGCATAAAGGACTGGAACTGTCCAATGTCGAACGAGTCGTCCTTTAGCGGATTGCTGCCACGACGGGGTTCGACCCTCATCGAAACAGACTTTGCTGTGCCCTCCTCGTAACCGAGGTCACGAGCCTTGCGCTGGAGTGCCTTCTGATAGGCGTCCTCCAAGGCACGCCGAGTACGCTGAACGAGACGCTGATAGTCGTCAGACTGTGGTCCCGTTACGTCGCGGTTGATGTCGTCGCTGAAACCAACCGAATACTTCGGCGTCGGCATTGCGGCGAGGATGTGTTCGACGTAGTGCTTGATAACTTCCTGCACGTCAGCCGTTTCTCCAGAAATCTTCTGGAACTCAACGTCACCGGGAACAACGTCCTTCTGTCCCGGCTTGAAGTTGGCTCGACTGTGAGCAGAGCGAAGTTGCTTCATCTTTTCGTCAGGCCACATCCCTCCGACGCGACCCGCTTCAGACATATCAGGGTCAGGAGAGCCTGCCTTGATAATCCAGTGCGGGTACGCCTTTGCCGCGATTGCTTCTTCGTTATCTCGCTTGATTTGTCGGAGGCCCTGCACTTCGTGTGCAACTGCCTCGACACGCGAGGTTCCGAAGATGTCGCTCGTGTCGGCGTCAGTGGTGAGTTTCACCACGTCATTCTGGGAGAGCGGTACTTCGACCTTATCACTATCGAATGGGCCAAGCGTAGCATCCTTGTCGAACTGGATGTATGCCGCCGCCTCACCACGGGGTGTGACGGGGATTCCTTGGCGCTCGGTATCATTCGGATTGATAAGCACGTTCTGTTCGTCGTAAGTCAGTGCGGAACACGTACCAGCATTGATGAGCCGGAAGCCCCACATCGAGTCAGGGTCGTCTTCCTGTCCCTTGCGAGGAACGAGTTCACACATTGCTGTCCCGCGAACTTCACGCTGGACGACAGACTGGTGGAGTACCTCTCGGAAGTCGTGCCCCGATTCTCCGGCAATGATTGCCGAATCCTGCAAGGCGTCTTCGAGGTCTTCTTCGAGTTGTGGGTCGTCGGCGTACACCTTGTAGCCGGGTTCAACCACGTCGTCAGCGAAGCGACGAATCGGCTCTCGAACAAGTGGTTCCTGCTTGTACAGTTCCCAGTATGTTTCGAGGTCGTCGTCCTCCGGCTCACGTCGCTCGAAGTCTCCTACCGCTGTCTCTGTGAAGAAACTCGTATCGGGGTCCTGCGACTCAGGGGCAGGTTCACCTCGTGCGAGTTCCGCGATACGTTGTCTAAATCCCATAGTTGATTATAGTCTGATGACGTGTTCTTCTACCTCGTCGTCATCGAACGAGTCGCCGTACATTCCGAATCCAACGTCGTCGCGTCGAGCGCAAAGATTCCGTCCCCACAGCGCGAGGGAAGCAGAATCCAGCAAGTCAGGAGAACGACCAAGATTGTGGCCCTTCTTGAGTTCCTTCTTCGAAGTGGCCTTGAACGAGTTGCTTCCGCGAGTGCGCTTCTCCTCGTACTCGATAGAGTGTGCGCCTGCACGGAGTTCGTTCGATAGTTCAGTCTGTGGCTTCACCGCGCCACTACCTTTGAGGAACTGTCCAAGTTCACCGAGTGCTTCGGTACGCTTGTCGTAGTATTTGTCTTCCTGCTTGGCGTTCTCACCTGACTTGAACCGAGTGACGTTGTAATCTTCCTTCAGGTCGTCAGCGATTCCTGAACCTTCACCCACGGCGTCCATAATTACAGGAGCGTCGGGGTCTGTAATGTTCTCCCGCACCAACTCTTTGTTGACTTGGTGGTTGCCGGGAGACTCGACAGAGGCGAGGATGTGGATGAAGTCGTCACCGACTCCAGTAATCACAGTCCTGTCACCTCCACCACGAGCAACGTCCACGCCGTATGCACGATATTCCGTACCACTTTCGGCGTCGTACTCGTGTTCGTCCTTCCAGCGCGACTCTGCTTCTGCGACGTGGTTGACTCGGAATGGGCGAATTGCGTTCGCGTTATCCGGCGGGATGACACCGAGTCTGCGTCGATACCATCTCTGGTCGAGGTCGTCGCGTTCTGCCGAGTTCTTCGCTTCCTCGTAGGAGGGCCACGGCTCGTCGTTCCACGCCTCCCAGTCGTCCTTGACTTTTTCGAGGTCAACGAGACCCGGAATCTTCTTCGCGTCCTTCTCTCCGGCGTCCACCATTACGTTGCGCGACTCGAATGAGGAGAACTGCACTACCTCCCAGTTGTCGTCCTGCATTAGTGGAACGATGGAGTTGGACTCGTCCTTCGGTGGATTTGCGATGACCACCATTCTGTCCCGTCCATCGGTAATACTCGAACGAGCCGAGTCAAGCACGTCTTCAGTGACTTCCGGTTTGTCACCTTCCTCCACGATGGAAAGAATGTGCTTGCTGTGCCGTCCTTCCAGCGCACCGGGATTTCGCGTGCTGATACACTTGAGATACTGGTCCTCCCGATTCTCGAACTTAATCTGCGGAGGGTTATCAACAGTACGTCCCGGCAGGAACGAATATCGCTCCTGTGCCTGTCGAAGCATCTTACTCATTGGCTTGAACATCGTGTCGTTCAACTGAGAGTAAGACCCGCTCGTGGCGAGTACCGTTGCTTCGAGGTTGCAGTAGAGATAGGCGAGGGAGAGAATGCTCACTGCGTGCGACTTCCCCACTCCGTTGCCTGAAATTATCAGCGTGTGCTTGTTCTCCTCTACTGCTCGTAGAATTTGTTTCTGTGTGTCTGCGAGTTCCTGTCCAAGAATATCTTCTGCGAACCGAATATACCGATTCTCACCAGAGACGTATCGCTGTACGTACTCCTCACGGGAAACGTCAGGGCGTTCGTCAGTCGGTGTCTCTGGTGACGTACTCATTTACTCGTCGGGGTCGGCGTTGGACATCGCCTCAAACCAGTCTGCTTCTGCTTCCTGCTTCTTTGCCTCTGGTGAGTCGAGTAGCCCAAGCGACTCCATCTCCTCGCGGTTGTCACGGCGGAGACGCGAGTACACGTTGTGCCGAGCCTCGGAGTCGAAGTTGATGAAATCCTCCTGAGTGAACTGCCAGTCGTTGAAGCGACGGCGCTTGATGGTGTCGAGAATTAGATTACGAATCATCTCTCGCTCGACAGAGCCGGGTGCCTCTCCGTGGGCGTCCTTGTACTTCGAGACGAACTCCTTGCTCATCGTTCCAACGAGTTTCTGCTCCTCGCTATCGAGTGAGTCAACGAGTTTATCCTGCTCTTGCCACAAGCCGTGCTTTAGGTGGGCAGTGTTGCCCTCCTCGAATTGGTTCGGAGGGTCAGGGTTGCCGTTTGGTCCATCCTCAGACATAAGATGCTCTTGCCTATTAATAGGGGCTGTCCTCCCTTTACTCTTGTGCCGATTAGGGTAGCGAAAATGAGAGTGGAGTCACCACTCTTTTCCCAGATGTATCTACGCGCTGTTAGTACGTAACCTTTCTGGTAATTAGAATAGTCTCAACCGCAGGCAGACCAACCGCACGCTCTACACAGAATACATCCTGATTCTGGAATCGGGTCTGCTCCGCAGTCTGGACACGCATCAAAATAGTTCGGATTAGCCATTGTCGGGACTACTAACTACGCACTGTATTGACGTAACGTTTGTGCCCAGTAGCCCAGTTTAATCTTCCTGCTCAGACGCCGCAGACAGCAAGGAGAACCTCTCAGACTCCTGATTACATCTGACTGTGAGTGAAGGCATAGGATTAAATCCACCTTCTCTAACGTAGTTCTTGTGGTCTCCTGCGTAGGACGTTCGCTTGTTCGACTGTTGGATAACGTCCTCCGAGGGGAGCCATCCATAAAAGAGTACCGTGTCACCCTCAGCGTAGGCGGCGACGTAGGCGTCTGCACGCTCGTCCTCAGACTTTTTCTCTATCGCACCAGCCTCAATTTTAATCCACGGTGGATTATTTCTCGTCGTTTTCACATCCACGGTACGCATCTCACCATCGAGATACATCTTTCCGTCGATGCCGCCGTCTCCCGAGTCGTCGTAAATTTCGTCGTCGAACTGGAACTCGTCGTAGGCTATGTGGAGAGCCGCTTCTCCCTTCACCCCATGAACCTGAATACCTTCGTCAGAGGATTCAGAGTCGCGGCGAACGTGTGTTCCACCGTTAGACTTATTACGTTGGGACCCGTAGGTAGATACGTAGTCGATGACCTTAGCCGAGAGCGTCACTCCGACGTGGCCCTCGCGCCACTCCGCCACGGAGTCGCTATCTTCGCTGAGTGATTCGATTGTCGGTTCGGTAGTGTCGGTGAAGTTGAAATTCGTAGATGACATCTGGTCTGCAAATCTATCTGCATATCTGAATAACGGCGAATCCCATAAGGAAGGAGAGAACGCCGACGATTCCGCTAACTGCCGCTATAACGAGTACGATTGCTGCAACAATCGCATACTCAGTCTTATTCATCTGCTATCTCTGTAAGTCGCTTGAGTGCGACACCACGTTCAGTCATTCGCCACTTCGTCGCATAACCGGAACGCCGTTCGTCAGGAGTGATGAAGCCGTGTCGGTTGAGACCACCGGGTGAACGCCCACGGAGTCCAACCTCCTTCGAGAGGAACACTTCATCAGTCGAGTCAGGCATGTCCTCTGCAAAGGACTCTGCATTAGCGAGAGCGATTCGCTGGCTCTCTTTATCCATCCCATCGAAACACTTAACTGCCTCTCCGTCGAGGCGTTCGAGTGCTTGCTCTATCTCGTCAGGGATGGTCCAGCGATTCTCCTTGCCCATCTGGAAGTCTGCCTTCTTTATACAGTCTCCCATCCGTAGTGTATGAAGGTGTTTCTTTTCGAGGTCGGTATCCTTCATCTTGAATGTGTCAGGAAGCCCTGTCAGTCGTTCGTAGTTCCGCGCTGTTGCCAGTAGTTGTCGTAGAGATACGTTACTATTAGATTCCATAACCGAATTAGTCTGCATTTTGATACTCATAGTAGTATAGAGTTGGTAGTTGATTGTGTGTCGATTCAGAAGTAACTGCCGTCGTATGTGTCGTCCTGAAACTTCTTCGCTTCCTCGATTCGCTCGTCGAACCACGTTCCGCCATTGCGTGGTTCCTTCCACTTCTGTCGTGGTCGGCTACTCCGTTTCGCCATATCTCGCACGACGCCTTCGTCGCCCTTCGCCCAGAAGAAACACTTCGTGAGGTAGGAGATGTCGTCGTGGGAGTCGTCGTGATGCACCGTTCCGCCTCGGTGCAGAGTTTCAAACGTGTCGTCGTACTGTGATGCAGTATTAATAATCTTCGGCACGTCCTTCTCCGATTCGTCGTCCCATTGTGGTTCGAGTGGTTCGGAAGAATCATCTTCCTCCTTCACCAAGTACCGCTCCGCAAGCCGCCGCAGCGGGTTGGCACGCGGAGAGATAGAAGTGTTATAATTAGAGAGTGTGTCGGAAGTTGTGGCACAGAACCGTGCCTCCGTGTAAACTTCTACACCGAGTTCGTCTGCCTTCTTCCGGTAGCCGTCCATCGAGAAATCATCAGCCTTCACGAAAATGTGAAGCCCATCACCAGACGAAGACTGCTCAGTCCATCCGTCGAGTTCGTCCAGCCACTCCTGCGCGAAGTCGCTTATTTCACCTTCCTCGATGTGGTGGTCGAGGTCTACGAAGACGTAGGGGTCATCTTCTGTAAGAACGAACCCAACGCCATCCAGTGATTCTTCTGGTGGGAGTTTCTGTTCGGTTTCTTGTACGAACTCCGACGCAGTTCGGTAGTCTGTCCACTCGTCGTTCGAGCGAACACCGATGTTCTTGACGTGGAGGTCACCGTCTACCGTCCAGCGTGGAGCCTTCGGTATTTTATCGTCTCCGTCGATTCTGTAGCAGAGCCATTGCTGACGCTGCTTCAGTTCTTCGGGGACGTATTCAAACGTTTCGATTCGAGATTCGTTTAGTGTTTGGAATTTGAAATTTGCCATACTTGTCAGATTCGCAGAAGGGTGTCCTCAGCAACCTTCTATGTATATACATTGGGGCTACAGGTACTTAAGTCTTTCGGTTTTGCACGAGGTGTGCAATACCGTCCTATCCCATTTTGTAGTGCAGGTAAATCACGAGTAGTACGATAATAACTCCAGTCATTCCTCCGCCTCCGTGTAGTTAATTTCGTACTGATTATCGAACTGCCCTTCGCCTTCAGAGATTTGCTCGACGCCTTCTTTATCTCCGACGACTTCCCCGTATAGTGTTTCGATGTTCATTGTCGTAGTGTTTCGTATTCTGCTGCAAGTGTGGTGTTCGTTCGCCAGTTCTCTGGTGACCCCATAATGTGGTCGATTTCCGCAGGAGCCATCCCGCTGTCGAGAAGCATCGCACCAAGCGACTCACCATCACTCATTGTAGACGTGGACGTAACCTCCGTCTGAATAATAAGCATCGGGAGTGCGCTCGCAATAGCCTCGTGTTCCTTCTTCTCGATTACGTCCAGTTCGATGTAGAACTTGTCCTGTCCATCGTCCTTTTCGTGGACGAACTCTATATCATCTGGCTCGATTTCGTGCGGGACGTGTCCTTCTTCGAGAACTCGCGCCGCGAAGACGTTCTTCCATTCTTCGTCGAGGAAGAATGGGGAGAGGAGTCGCACATCGGTTGGTGCGTCGTAAGAAATATCAACCTTATACATCGTCACCGAAGCGCTCCTCAAGTGCTTCCCGGTTTCCACCAAGCATCTCGGCTTCGTCAAGGATTTCTTCTCTATCCTTGTTCTGTCCAAGACGTTTGAACTCAGCAATAAGAATCTTCATCATACGAGCATCGCGCTCGCTCAGATTCTCCGTACCCTCAGCGTAGTCGGATAGTTCTACCTCGTGGTAGAGAGACTGTAGTTCGGCAACCTGTTCGCGCTTTTCCTCAGATAGTTCGCTAACGTCGTCGAATGAAGATTCCACGAGTTCAGCGATGAAGTATTCGTCGTCTTCTTTCATTGTCCTTCCTCTATTTCCATTTCTTCGACAACCGCTTGCTGGATGGTTGTCATAATCTTCTGTTCGTCCCAGCGTGCGGGAACTGCAACCTGTAGCGTTACCTGTTGCATATTGGTCTTGTCGGGACCCATCCCACCGCTCTGTACTCTATTCTTCTGCGAGGTCGTATATACTGTGTTTTCGTCTTCAGCCATACTTGTTGGTTCGCATCTGTCTCAATGCGTTCCTATGTACTACTATGCACTGTAGGTACTTAAGTCTTTCGGTTAGTGTCACTCAACTGATGTACAAATGTGTACATTATTGTTCAGATGTGTCCTCCGATGAACGTTTCCAGACATCTTCCGACAGATGTGTCTCGTCGAACTTAGCCCCGTGCGATTGTGCAAAGTGTGTCTTCGCTGGTCCCATTTCGAGGAACGTGCATTCGCAAAGAGGGCATACTAATAACTGTTCCGAGATGGGAGTGTCGTCCCAACTCGACGGATGTCTGGGGTTCTTCATCATTGTTAACAATCTGAGCAATCATACTGTACTCCGTGTGTAGGGCAAACTGATTTACAGTGGCGCTTGTAGAGTCGTTGGTCGCAGATGAAACACCGCCTGTCTGTCATCATCCAATCGTTACTCCCACGCCACCACATCTCGCATTACCAGCGTATCTAATCCGCCGTGTACACTACACGAACTCGGTGGTCTGCCGCTCCACCGGAGGTGTTGGTGACAGTGAGTTGTGCCTTCGTCCCATCAGGGCCAAGGTCGTGGCGATAGGCTGTATTACCCGTAGCCTCATAGTGGGTCATAAAGTTACCGGAGCCAGCGTGCGTCTCGTAGGTGATGTCGTAACTTGCGGGAGCGCCGCCAGCATTGTCGTCTACGAAGACTGTGATGTTCTCGATACTACCAATGTCGAATGTGAACGTCAGAGAGGTGCCGTCAGCAGCACCAGTCTGCGTCTGTTCTTTTGTTCCGCTCATAGTTGTGAAGTCAGGCTTGTGCCTTGTGTAGAATATACGGTTCCCTCGACCTTTACTGTTGTGCCGATATGTGTAGCGCTACTCTAATAGCCGAAACCTTTATAGTTGTGGGGCGCATACATTACTATGTGAGCAGATATGACTGAATGGACGAGCATTAGTATCTCACAGGAGCGTCTTGCAGACCTCCGAGAGAAGAAGGCAGACTACTACGGCGAACTTGCGGATGAAATCTCGATGGCACGATTCATCGAAGACGTTACCGACGAGGTGGCAGAATGACTGACGGTGAACACGTAGAGTTCGAGAAGAAGGGGCGCACCGGAACAGCAGTCGCCTACGAACTCCGTGACAACTTCTACCGAGTTCGCATCTTCTTCGAGGAACCCGGCACGACACGTCCCGTAACTGACATTAACGTCACTGCTGGAAACGCATACAACGCAGTCGATAAAGCAACCGAGCAGTTCTTCGAGGCACAGCGAGAATGACTACTGATTTCGTATCCTTCGACGATGACGGGAACATCGTCATCGACAGAGACGCATTACACGAGCGCCTGCGCGAAGAAGACTTGGAGGAGGCGCTCGAACGAGACGACGTGAACCTCTCCTTTGCCGAGAACTTCGGTGAGGAGATGGGAAAGGCGCTGGCAGAAGCAGACGCCTACGAGGTGAACGAAGATGAGTGAACGATACCCATACCACGACGAAGACTGGCTCCTCGACGCACTCGGTGAATCGAGCGTAGAGGAGATTGCAGAGGACTGTGACGTGACACCGGAGACGATTGAACGGTGGATTGATAAACACGGCATCGTCCACTCGACGGAAAGCCGCGCCGACAGCAACGCAGAGTTGACACGCGAGCAGCAAGAAGGTGAGTCGGTGGAGCGCGAGTCGATTGACTCTGACGACGTGGAAACTGGGGAGGCTGTCGAAGTCTCCGAAGAAGACGTACACTCGGATGACGAGGGTGTCACCGTCTCCACCGAGTCGGAGAAGGCGCGCGCTCACCCGAGTACGTCAGACTTCCCTGAGGAGATTCAGCGTCTCGGTGTAGGGCAGTGTCAGTGTTGTGGTGCTGAGGCGATGCTCGGCGCACACACGATTAGTGGCGCGGAGGAAGAAAGCGTCTGCGCCAAGTGTGACGAGTACCTACGCGGGAAGACTATCAACACGAAGAACACGATTCTTGAGAACCCGACTGTCCCGCACTGGAGTCAGTACCAGCGCGACTAAGGTCTTATCAGAATTATGACAGACACTTGTGCGAGTGGACATATGACTTGGGAGAAAGCAAGAGCCATCCGCGAAGAATACTCTCCCATCCCATACAAGGAACCGACACAGGCAGACTTAGCCGAGAAGTACAACGTCACTCAGGGAATGGTATCGCAGGTACTCAACGACAAGTGCTGGACAGAGAACGAACACGCTCCACCGAGAGATTGAAATACTCTCAGACGAGATAGGAATATAGCACCGACGACGGTTCTGTCGAGCAGGCGACTTTTTCTGTGGAATACGGGGTAGGGTAATCGGCGGTGGAAATCCTTGTTCAGAGAATATGAGTGTGACACCGACACCGCCTCCTATAAAGGGGTTACGGTTCTCTGTGAACTACGGGGTGGGCACATAAGTCTTACTCCTCCGGCAAGTGGTTGACACGCTACCCACAGCGGCGAAAGAGTTAAGTGATGAGAGGCCCTATATACAGATGGAAGTCAGGCAGGACACTCCGTCAAGGTCAGTAAGTTGCCATACTTGTTGCGCCTCGACTTCCTCCTCAGCATCTTCCTCGATAGTGTTCGCCCATCCTTCGTCGGAGGATTTTTCTCCGCGCCTACATCTTTGGACGAGACTCAACGTGCGACTCCTCCGACGAGGGCGGCGATGTACACTTCTGTACATTGAGTGCCAACTCTGTCCATCAATGATGCTACCCGCATCGGCACAAGACTTAAGTGGGTGTAGTGCGTATGTAGTAATAACGAAGTACAACAAAGTCTCGTCCAAGCGCAAGTCCCTTCATCCGACGAGGTGTTGGGACTCCTGAACCTCAGCCACCGTTGCTGTCTAAAGGGATAGGGAAGTATTGAGACAAGGTAGGCGTAACTATATTCTGAAGGGAGGAGAAGAAGACTTCGACGAGTCAGGTGGAACGAAAGCGAGACACTTACTCCCTTCCACCGCAGAGTTGGCACGGTGGCAGCAGAGTGTGGTCGAACGATTCCTTCCAGACAGGTTGGTTGAACAGAGATATCAGATGGAATGATTCAACACACTTGGATGGAAGACACTTCATCCGAACACTCTCTTGCTGGCTGTCCCGTGACAACCCGCTGTCCTCGTGTGCTGTCGTCTTGTGAGGAGTAGTCAATCGCCCTCACTACTTAGAGACTTACTTTTCTGAGCCGACTCTATGGCATTTTTCTCGTCGGATTCAGGTGACTGCTGTACCTCTTTGAGGGTCGTGTAAGAACCTTGACAGAGCCTTCTCTAAGTTGTTGCAATTCTTCTGCGGATGCGTGCCTTCGGCGCGCCCAACTTCAACGAGAGGGTTCATACTCCCAGAATACGGTGGATACTGTACCCTCCAGAGAGGCTATGAGACCCCTGTTTTCCGAATCGGCGGAATCTCCCCTCTCTCCCCTCTGTTTCCGCGCACGGCTTCTCGTAAACCAATTCTCCCAATCCCTTTATATACTCTCAGCCAAAGAATTATTCTGACTCCACAAACCACATTTACCGTATTCCTTTATATACTTCGTCACCAGCCAACCCTACTTACTACTTCACGAAGATATGTTTGCGTTCCGAAAAGAGATGTTTCTGTTCGGGAAAGGAAAGTGGGAAAAGAGTGATGAACCCCGTCTGCTGTTAAGCCTTCTATGGCGTTTGAATAGTTATTCGAGTTTCTTCAACTCGGCGCTGAAGTCGTAATCATTCTTGTCGAAGTCTACGTCATCGTCTTGATGTAGTTCGACAACGATGATGCTTACCACTCCATCGAGGTCGTCGAGGTCTCCGTCGAGTTCGTCGATTTCTTGCGCGAGTTCTCCGAAACCGCTCTGTACTTCTTCTGCCAGACCATCGTCGGATTCGTCTACCTCTCGTCCAAAGAGGATTGACAATACTTTGTCGTTACGTCGCTTCGCTTTGTCGGCTCGTTCTTCGAGTGTCTCGAACCGCTCCCAGAAGGAGCGCCACTTTCGTAGTAGCCTTCGGCAAAACCACGCGATTCCTGCAAGAATCGCAGAGGCAACTGCTCCGACGATGGCAACCATTACTGGGTCCATCGTTATTGTCAGAGTTATGATATAGTCGTCTGGGCACTACATTCGAGCCGCACCGTGACAACCTCGTCGCTGATTGCGTCAACTTGGAACAGTTGGTCGTTCCGAGAAAGACGGATGTAATCGTTCTGCGCGAAGTCGCTCGGCAAGTCTCGTTGGAGCGCCTTAATCTGTACGTCGAAGTTTGTGTAGTTGTCGAGCGAGACAGGGTTTCGGTGGACGACTATCACCTCTAACTCCTGCTCCTCGGTGTCGCCGCCAGCGAGTGTTTGGATGAGCGTTGCGTTCTGCGAGAAATGGTTAAACTGTCGTTCGAGGGCGGCTCTGTTCTTCTCGTAGAAATCGGGAATATCACTCAATTGTTCACTCATTCGTCCCCACCTCGGTTATCGGTGTCTGGGTTATATGTTGGGTCGCTGTCAGTGTCGTCCAAGAGTTCGTCAACGGAGGTGTCAGACTGTAGATAAACTTCTTTATCTGCAACCATATAGATTCGGATGTCACCGTTTGCCTTAGCAACATCCAATCCATATTTCTCGTAGTCGTCTTGTTCATCAGACTCGTCGCTCATTCGGGTCACTGGTGGTCGCTGTCTTTTATTTGCTGTACGTCGCCGTTTTCTTTCCGCTTCTGTACCTCGTCAATCAACCACGATGCCGCCCAGTTAGGATTATTGGTGACGTAATCCGAGTGCTGGTCGAGCATCACGGGAATAGGGTCTGATGTTTCCTTGTCGGAGTGGTCGTACACTGCAACTGGAAGGTCGTTATCATACGCTTCCTTCACTTCCATCGCTGCACCGACCATATTGTGTCCAGCCTTTCTGGACACGAGTACCGCGTCCACAACTGTTGCAAGTGACTGGAATATCATCTGCTTAACAAATTCGACAATTCCGCCGAAGATGTTAATATCAACCGGGTCGAACTCAAGGTCGAAGAACGGAATCCCAATCGGAATTGGAATTGGTCCTGCGAACACGATGTCTGGGTCTGCGTCGAAGTTGAGGTCGAACAGTAGCGGGTCGATTTCGATTAGTGCGTCGATACTGTTCAACGCAACGTCGAGGAACCGTTCAGTATATCCTTCGAAACCGAACGCTTCGTCGATGTCTCCACGAATGAGGTCGATAATAAGCGAGTCGTCTGCTCGTCGCGTCCTGTCTCGTTCGAAGACGCTCTCCTTGAAGCCACCCCCACTATTCCAGTAGCGATTGTTGTCGATGTCTACAAGGTCGCCGCCTCCACCATCACCCTCACCGTGAATAGATGAAGGGTCAACGAAGTCTGCGCGATTGTAGAATCGCTCGTACAACTTCTCCATAATTGGTCCCAGTTCTGTCTCGTTCGCGGGAGTTGGTCCTGCCATATAGATGACGGGACGTTCGTCCTCTGCGACACCCTGTGGTCCAGCCGTGGAGATTTCTTCTGGTTTGAGGAGTGGCATAATTAGTTAAGCGTCTTGATGTGTTGAGTACACGTTCCAACCGTCTGGTCGAGCGAGTCTCCCTGTCGGGTCAGTGAGAATCGCCTTATGCCAGTAGTCGTCGCCACCGTCACCGCGAGCGTAGGAAACACTCATCCCCTCGGCTGAGGTTGATTGAACCTGTGGTGACTTGCTTGTGAGCAAGTGCGCGGCTACGTAGACCTCGGTAGACGCGAGAGACTGCTGGTCTGCGTCTGTGGCGTAGGGAGCGCATCGACGTTGCACGATAAGGTGTGCGTCATCGATGAACCCCTGTACGTCGCTGGGTTCGAGGTCGAAATCCGCGACTTCTTCAATGTCTTCTGGTTCAATTCGTGCCATAAATATGAAATCCGAGGGTTTAGATTACAGGCTCTACGCCGTAATCTTTACTGCGGCGTCTCCGCGCAGCGTCTTGTATCCACGTCGGGTACGAATCTGGACAACAACTTGGTCGTTGCTCTCCTCCTCGTACTCTCGGGTCTCCACGTCGGAGCGGATAACTTCGACACCGAAATGGTCGGAGTCAACCATAAACCCTTCACCTGCACCGAGGTCTCCAACGTTGGAGACAGCAACAGGCACGCCAGCGACCTCACCGAACTGAGCGTTCATAATCACTTCGTCACCCATCTCGGATGCACGAGTGAACTCAGTGGACTTGAGGAGGTCACCCTTCGACTGAGCGCCGACGATGAGAAGGTCAGGCGAGTAGCCGTCTTCCTCCAGCGCCGTCATCGCGTCAACGATGGTGTCGTAGTCCATATTTCCACCAAGGTCACCAACATCAGGCTGAGTGTAGCCTGCGTTGAGTTCGGCGTAAGCGGCACCGTCGAGAGCCTCCATAAGAGACTGCTGGTGTGCTTCGACCTGACGCTCGATTTCTCCAAGGATGGAGTCCTCGATTGCCTCGCGGGTGATAGCCGCTTCAGCCATATACTTCGACGTGTCAACCGTTACCTTGCTCGTGAGTTCTTCCTCACGGGAGGCGACAGCCGAACCCTCGGAGACAGTCGAAGTCTCGGGAACGGTGTCGTCAGCGACGGGAATCTGAACCGCGCTGGAATTGATGTCGGTTGCGTCGTACTCATCGAAAGCCTGACGGAAGACAAGGTCCTCCTGCACGGCTTCCAGAACCTCTGCTCGAACTGCTTCCTGCGAAATTACCTCACTGGACGTGAGAGTTCCATCTTGTACCATTGTAGTTTACCTATTAGTTGTTTGAGGATTTAGTTACGGAGTTCCTCAATCTCCTGCTTGGTCTCCGCGAGTGCGGCGTCCCAGCCCATACGCTCATAATTCTCAGCCTGTGCTTCGAGTGTGGCGATGCGCTCGTCAGTCTCCTCGTCGGAGCCGGATAGTTCAGCCTCGTCAGCGTCACCTGCTTCGGGAGCAGGGCCAGCGTCAGCGAGGCGAGCCTCATCGTACTCGTCGTACTTCTCGCGGAGTTCCTCGACGGAGAACTTATCTACAAGTTCCTCCTCGTCGAAGGGCGAATGCTCGGATAGAGCAGCCGCGTACTCTCCACGAACAGTTTCGATTTCGTCGAGTAGTTCGTCGTTGGTCTGCTCAAGTTCCTCCACGGCTTCGCGGAGTTCCTCGACAGACTCGTCGTTGTCATCAGTCATTGTTGTATCTGAATCGTTGTCTGCTTCCTCCACCGACTGCGTTTCGAATCCTCGGAACCCCGCAGGAGTTACCTCCGTGAGTTCCGACGAATCCATCGGTTCTTTCCGAGGGTGGTTAGACGGAAGCAAGTCATTATCCTCGGAATACCGCTCGTCCATCGGTAGTCCTGCTTCGAGCAGGTTACTGTAGTGATGGACTCGTTCGAGCGCGAACTCGCTCGGGTTAACGCCCTCGATTTCCTCATCGGGAGCCTCGTCGTAGACCTTTCGACCACGACGATAGACCTCCTTCATCTGTTGGAGGGTCGCCTTCGAGCGTCGGTTCAGCGAGTGCGCTTGAGTCTGAATGACCTTCAGGTCGCCAGACGGAATGTCCACCGATTGCTCGGTTGGCTCATTCTCTGACCAGTCCTTGTCGAACTCTCGCTTTGCCAAGTCGTTCACAATCTCCCGAACCATCGTCTGCTGTTCTTCAGGGATGTTGGCACGGGATGCGAACTGCTTCGCGCTTCGTAGTGCAGAGAGGTACAGTGTACCATCTGGATGGACAACCGGGAACTTCAAATCACCGAAGTTCTCAGGAGGCCACCCGTCTGCGGAGTACACGAAGTGTTCCGCGATGGCGTCTCGCATCTCTCTATCGAGGTCGTTCCACGACGTACCATCATCGAGATTGTACGGTTCGCGGAAGTCCTCGAAGTCTGGTGCGTTCCAGTCATCCTCGGCGTTGATGCCGCGATAATCTGGCATACGCACTTCAAGTTCTATCCCATCCGGCTCAGGTGGTAGACTATCGAAGGGATTGAAGCCCCAGTTGAGCAGACTAATAGCCCACTTGCTGGGACAACCCTCTGGTCCTTCGTTGATGTCTTCGGGGCGCTGACCTCTCATTCGAGAGATGAAGGAGACAGCACGCTTTGCCGCTTCGGTGTGCGTCTCGTCCCAGTCACCCTTGGAGTCTTCCATCAGTTTCAGGTTACGTTCCTGAACCTTCGTGGGTCGAACGGAAGCCTTGGACGAACACGGATGTTGCATCCACTCGTCCATCGACTCCTCATTCATATTAGTGGCGTCCTGCCACTCAGCGTAGATTTCATCTACGCCTTCAAGTTCATCGACAGTCTCCAAGTTCTCGTCGGAGATGTCAACTTCTCGGCAGACCTTCTGCCAGAGTGAGAGCGAGTCGTCGGTGCGCCAATCGTCGTTCGACTGCTCTGTCGTGTCAGGCTCGTCGTCCTGTCCTTCAGTGGAGAGAGCCTTGACGAAATCAGTGTGGTCGTCTCCCGGCATATACACAGTCTTGTCACCAAACGTGACTTCGTGGTAGCCGTCGAGACCAAGTTCCTTGGCGCGGGTGGTAGCCTTCTTCTTGGAGTTGTAGGTTTCACCGAACTGTTTTTGAACCTTCTTCTGGTCCTCCTCCGAAATCTGTCGAGGGATTCCAGCGGCGCGTCCAGACGGAGCCTCCTCGTCGAACCACGGATGGTCTTCTGAAAGGAGGTCGTCGTCCTGCGTGTACTCGTCAGAGACTCGCTGTTCTCGGAGCAACTTGAGGAAGGAACTAACACGAGCCATTGCCCAGTTCGGCGCAGGCACTTCCGCGCCCTCCTCGTCGTAGTTCTCAATCCCACGATTGTACACTTTTTCCAGTGTATCGGCGTTCGTCTCTTGGTAGGTCTCGCCTACACGTTCGTTGTGTTTTTCAGCGAGTTTCTGCCAGTCTGGTGATTTCTGCTTGTCACCGTCCCCTTCGAGGTCTTCACCCTTCTTCCACGGCTCCAGCGACTCCTCGGAAACTTCGACAGCCTCGGCAGAGTCGTGTGGGATAACCTCAACCGTGTCTTCTTCATCGGGGTTACGGATAATCTTACCGAACCTATCCATCTCCTCTGACTCGTCGTACCAACTGACGTAATCTCCTTCCGATGGAGAATAGCCTTCGGAATTTCCCGACACTTCTGATTCTGTCAGATTGGCGACTTCCCCATCGAACAAGCCAGCGAGATTCTGTTCGAGTTCAGCGTGTTCTCCCATTTCGAGCGTGTTGCTCGGAGAGGCACCGTTCGGAACGATGGAGAGGTTGTCGAAGACGAGTTTGTCGATAATAGCAGCACCATCCTCGTCCTTCTCCATCTCCTCTGGGTCCTTGTGGTAGCCACGGATACTTACTTCGAGTAGTCCCTTCTCTACTTTCTGTGCCAACTCATTGTCGAAAAGAACCGCTTCGTAGACGACACCAACGTCCTCCTTGTAACCAGCCTTCGTCACTTGACCAACAGTATTTCGAGAATTGTTCTCGTGGTCTGTAACGAGTGGCTGCCCAGCAAGTGTTGGTGCTGCGTCCTTCAACGTCTCAGCAGGCCACTTCTTCTTCGTACCACTCTGTCCAACGGTTACGTCACCTGCACCGAGGGCGATGCCACTAACAACAGTACCATCTTCTACGTCTGCATCCTCTACTGCAACCTTCTTGTTGACTACTTCGAGGGCGACGGTTTCAATTGCCTCAGTCATAAGCGATGTACAGATGTGTCCACCGATGGACGTACTTGTTCATTAATAGGTGCTGTCTTCCCTTTACTCTTGTGCCCATTAGGATAGTTTCGTATCATTGTTAGTCGGGTGTCGTGTCTGCACCAGTCGTTTCACCAACAGTTAGCGCACGACGTAGGTAGAAGTCGTCGGGTTCGCTGATTGTATCGACTTCTATTAGATTCAACTTGATGTTTGGAACAGCGTTCGCTTCAGTCGTGGTAGTCTTGATGCTCGTCGTGGTAGTGACGAGGCTTGGGTTAGCCTCAGTTGCAAGGTACACTGTCTCGTTGTTACCAGTCGTCGTTACAGTAACAGACTGCGTGACAGAGTTCTCTACAGATGCACCGACAGTCTCACTCGATTTGGTGGTTACACTGATACTGTTAAGTGTGCTGCTGGTGTTCGTATAGAGTGTGTTAGTTTCGTCGGCAGCAGGACCACCGTCGATGGACTCCCCACCACCAAGGATACCAACCTGCGGTTTGACGAGGTTGCTCGTCGCAACGACACGCACGTCTCCGAACGAGGATGTGGTCGCCGTCGCTGTTGCGGAACTCTTTACAGACGATTCCTCGACGACGACACCTTCGTTTGCCACAGCGACGTTACTCGACTTGCGGAAGGTAATCTGCTCGTTCTCCTCACCAACGAAGTATTCACTACCACCAACGTTAGTCGTTACAGACTTTACAATGTTGTACTTCTCGTACAGATTCGAGCCGAGTTGGAGAAGGACATAATCGTATTTGAGGTCGTGCGAGCCGCGTAGTGCAAACTCACTATCGACAACTTTATATACGTCACCCGGCGCTGTCACTTCTTCGAGCGTTCCGCGTGGATTACTTTCACCAGCATTGAGGATGTAATCAGGAATGATTCCAGCCTGAGTTGCAACGGCAGTTGGCGTCTGCGCCGTCCCATCAACAAACTCTGGTGGGTTACTCCATACATCGGGAATCTTCTCGTACTCGGGGTAGGCTTCGTCCACGAACTTCTCAGCGTCAGCACCAATCTGTCGGTGGTTGAAGGCTTCTCCCTCCGGCTCTGCGCCAGTCTCGTACTGGAAGATGCCAGAGTATACCCGCCACTTGAGTCTATCGTCCTCGTGGTCTCGGAACTCTATTCGAGGGAGGATGTCGCTGTCGATAGATAGAATGTATCCGTATGGTGTCACGTCGATTGACGAGATGTTGTCAGGAACGGAAGCCCACGGCTCTCTGTCGATGCCGTTCTCACTGAACCGACCACGAATGTCTGTTCGTTCGAGGAATCCGTCGCCGTCTATATCCTCTCGGTTAACAGGCCCAGCAAGAGGAACACCCTCGATTCCATCATAGGTGTACAGGTCCTTTGTAATCTCACCATTGTCGATATCGTAAACGATGTATCTGTCTTGGTCTGTTACTTCGAGGTTGTACGTACTGCTGGTGTCGCTGTCGAACTCACCACCACCAAGTTCACCGGGTGCGTGTTTGATGTGAATGTGCAGGTTCCCATCAGGAGTCACCTGTGCTGGAGCATCTATGTCGAGTTCAGCGAAGTCCACTTCTGTGGGGAGTTGACCACCGAAGTTGTCCCGACCAGTGATACGACCATCAACCGGGTCAACCTGTAGGATGATGCCGGGTCCATATGTATAGAGGTCCCCATCGTACCAGAAGATTTGTTCGATTCGTTCACCGAGATAGTTACGACTATCCGTCAAATCCTTCTGCCACTCGACCTGTGGGGTGTTGCTTGGGGAGCCGTCGAACTTGATTTTGCCGAGCGTCTGTACGAGGCCACTATCCCGCGTCGTCTTCGTCGCGCAGTAATACATCGAGTTATCCTCGGGTCGGTAGACGAAATCAAGATTAGACGAACCGGGGATTCTGTGGCTGAACGGGGTGCCACTTCCACCCGGCAGATTCGTCACCCATTCCATCGTATCTGTATCCACGTACTGTAGTTCGATGTCCTTTGAATCTGGGAGGAATAGGATGTCAACGACATAACCATTACCGAGAAGGTGGTCGAAACTACCGACGAAATCCGTTCGCTCTATTACGAGGAACTCGTCGTCAATCTTCTCCAGCGCACCGTCGTTGGCACGGGAGTAGTAGTTACCGTCAGGTCCTTGGAACTTAACGTCGTATCCACCTCGGGTAGAGAACTCTCTACCACCACCGAAGTTGTATCGAGTGTTCGGGACTCCGAGTACGTTTACGTTATCCAAGTACGCGCTGCCCTGATACCACTCTCGGTGTACGTCGAGTACGTCGTTAATCTGGTCCTCGTCCATCGTGGACGTAAGGATGCTTGGTTCGAAAGGCATTAATTACTCACCATTAGTCGCTAAATGAACGCCACATCTCGGTTCCATATACCTCATCCTTCATAGAACTGCATAGTCGGCGCGCGCCACGAGGAGTCATATTCGTACTCATCTCGCGGAAGCAGGCGCGCCAAGTTCCACCCATCGAGGCCCACGCCTTCAGGAGAATGAGGCGTGCAGGCTGTTCCGACTCCTCCCACGAGTCAGGCCAGTCTGAGAACCCGACTTCGGGGTCGTCCACGCTGGGAATATCGATAAGTTCTTCGTAGGTCATCTCACTGGTGCCTCTGGTGCGTGCCAACTCTGCGACATTGCTGACTCGAACGAGTCCACTCATCGTTTCGTGCATCGACTCCAGAGACTCAACGTCTCCGACGCGGCGATACCAGTCGGGGATACCTGCTTCCTCGACCATTTCCCGAGTTGCATCTGCAATCTCGTCGGAATCCGGTTCTGGTCCATCGAACTCGTCAGGCTCCAACTCGTTCTCACGGTACGGCTTACTACCACCTGAGAGGAGGCCAACGATGTAAGTCGGATTGTCTTCTGTTCCTTCGACTGTCTCCGGTTCGTCGCCCACAGGCCAGTCAATCGGCTCCGTAAAGACGCCGCTCACTACCCCGAGTCCATCGGGTGTCGTCACAACGTCCCCTTCGTTATATTCTGCCATTATTCATCACTCCCTGCTGGGAAACTTACGTCCACGTCGCTGCCAACATCTGGCTGGTATTCGCTTCCCCAGACCATAATATCTCGGTAGCCGAAGTTCGGGAAAGACTCCTCCCGACCACCGGGATACCGCACAACAAACTCTGCACGGAACCTTCCGGGGTCGTCAGTGTCACCATCTCGCCAGATGTATTGTACAACACCGCTCTTGATATTCTCGATAACAGCGTCTCGCTCGAAGATAACGTTACCTGTTCGTGGGTCGTACATCTTGAACATCACCCTGTCAGCGAACTGAAGGTTTAGTGGAGCGTCATTTTCGTCTGTCAACTGTGCTTGTAGGACAGGGACACGATTACCCTGCTTGATGTAGAACGTATCGTCGTTTGGTCGTAGTGGCATTGTTTTATATCACTCTATGTTGAAGTTGTTTCACCGACTCCACGATTTCGGATGCGCTGTGCGCGTGCGATTTTTGCCTTCGTCGAAACATCAACGAGGTCTGTTCGTGAGACGATTTCGACGGGAAGGCGGAACCCGCTCCGTCGAGCAAATGTCCCCGTGTCGCGTGCTGTAATCGAGATGAGGCTCGTTTCTGTCGGTACTGTGTAGATGAAGTTCGGTTCGGGTACCGTAACATCTACTTCGTTCAGTACCGAATCCAGTTCGAGGTTAGGCGGAACAGCGTCGGATGCTGTAATCGTCGCCGTTGGCTGTAGCGTGTCAGCCTCCGTGGAAGCATTACCTGTGTCTTGGTTAACAGTACGCGCTACCAACACTTGACCCTTCTGGCTACTTGTCTCAGCACGCCCCGTCTCGATGATGTTGAGCGGAGTAGCGAAGGCAGTTGCCGGAACGGATGACTCACCCTGCCCTTCCACGAGCGTGGACTGTGGCTGCGTGACGCTGACTGCGATGGAGTCTGTAGACTCGTCCACGAAGGAGTACAGCGTCGGCGCATTCATTGTCGCAGTCGCCGGAGTCTGTGTTGCTGTTATGTTAGCAGCAACAGCAATACGCATCGACGCAGATGTCGTGAACTGCGTTGCATCAAACTGCTCCGTCCAAACCGTCTGGCTCATCGAAGCGCTGGCTGTCGGTGGAGTGACAAATACCGCCGTTACGTCAACTGCGTCTGCGACGTTCACAACAGCGTTTGTATCTGTCGTCGTGGCAGTGATAACATCCGTCGAGATGCTATCGTTCATCGACGCACTCGCAACAGCAGGTGCAGCCACCAGTTCTGGTGCAGATGGATACGTGTCTACATACGTAACGTTATTCGAGTGGATTGTCGTATCCTTCAACACCTCGGAACCATTGCTGTTATCGACTTTGTAGACGTTTCCGGAGAAGTCTCCGAAGTAGATATCCCCACCACTTAGTGAGATGTTTCCCCTAACTCCGTCATCCGTCGTATACTCCCAGTTCGGTGAACTACCGTCGATGGAGTCGAATGGCTCACTGCGAACCGTCGAACCATCTGCGGAGTAGATGACGTTGCCGCCATCCGCGTCTACCTCGATTGCACCATCAGGGAAGACGAACTCCGTGGACACCTCGGAGCCGTCAGTGTCGTCGAGGCGGTAGAGGATGGAGTCGCTACTGAACGCGATGTAGACGTTGCCAGAGTACGTCTCGATGTCTCTCGTGATTCCATACGATGTTCCGGGGTCGTATGTCCACTCACTCGAAACGAACCCATTTGCGTCTGCGGAGAACTTTTCGAGCGCAGGGGTGTCGGAACCACTCGACCCGACGTAGACGTTGTTACTATCGTTTATGTGAACTTGTTCGAGCGCACTCGCTGACGTGGCAGTGACAGACGCATTCGTCGGAGAGTTACCGAAGTCTCCTCCTTCGAATATCGTCACATCACCATTCTCGTTACCAGCAACGAGCCGCTCGACAGAATCATTGTAATCCACAGACGCCCAGTTCGTGTTCCCTTGCGTCGAAGTCAGGCTACCACTGCTGTCGTATTTGTAGAGGTTTCCATCACTTGCAACGACGTAGGTGTTGCCGTCACTGTCGGCAGCAACACTATCACCGTCAACGGAAACACTCCAATCAACCGACAAGTCGTCGGATAACTGTAGCGTCGTCCCGTCCTCGGAGGTCGTCGTAATCTTCGCACTCGGCGGATTCTCTGCTGCGGCGAATGCGCTGTTCGTCTCAGCAGACGCCGTGAACTGGTTTGCGTCACTGAGGATTGCGGCGATTGCAGCGTTAGCGTCGGCACTCCCGGTGAACTGTGTGGCAGTCTCGTACTCCACCGAGAACGAATCGTTCATCGACACAGAGGCAGAGACAGCAGTCGCCGTCAGCGTCTCTTGTGGTCCATACTCACCGGGGAACAGGGAGCCGTCTGGGGAGCGAGCAACGTTACCAGCGTCTCCGTTAATCTCCCAGATTTCGTGACCCTCGCTGTTCGCTCGTCGGAGGTAACTGTCGGTGCTACCTGTACGGTAGTAGTATCCGCCGTTGTTGTCGAGCGCGATACTATTTGCGTCGTGTTGGAGTTGCGTCTCCTCTGTGAGAGTTAGCGACGTATCTACGGAGACGATTGTGTCATCACTCTGGTTCAGCGTGTGAACAGTATTATTCTCGTCGATACCGGCGATTACCGCTCCAAGACTTAGCGGGTCGCCTCCTGTCGTATAGGTACTCTGTTCGTTGAGGTTCTTATCAATTACAGAGACTCGCTGGTCTGGCCCAGAGTGTACAACGAATACGTTGTCAGAGCGACCAGTCACCCACGTTACATCTGTAAAGGACAGGTTACTTTCTAACTCGTTGGTGATTAGATTGCCGTCAGTGTCCCACGTCTTGAACTCACTATTCTGAGACGACCACGTTAGTATCGTCCCATCTGGCGTTGCTGCAATCTCCTCTGCGCCGCTACCGTCACTACTCGGATAATGGTCGGCAACCCACTCTTGTGTACCATCTTCATTATACTTGTAGATGTCACCATTATAGGTATTAATGAACGCGACAGCATCTATCATCGGCTGGATGCGTCGTGGCCTGTCATCTCTCGTCGTAGGATTAACGGAGACTCGCCAGTTCTCGGTTAATGTCTCCCTGTCTATCTGGACGAGATACTCGTCATTATTGTTGTTGAGGTCTGCATCAGTCGTTCTCGCATATAGATACTGTTGCGACGTTTTGAGAATACTCAATTCATTCCCAATATTGTTGCTCTGTAGAACGGAGCCGTCGCTTGGGTCGAGGCGTTGTAGTGACGGGTCGTTGACAGCCTCTTGCATAATCGGCTCGTAGTACGCTGTCGGAATCGTCTGAGCCGTTTCAACCGCCTCGGTTGTATTCATCGACGCCGAGGAGTTGAACTGGGTGGCAGTCCCTCGCGTCAGCAGTGCCGCCCCGTTCATCGAAGCCGATGCCGCTACCTGTGAAGCGGTGAACGACTCAAGCGAGACGCCATCGTTGACACTCGCACTTGCAGTAATCTGTGACGACACCGCGTCTTCTGTTACCGTCGAGGAGACTGGTGCCGCAGAAGCAGTAACTTGCTCAGAGGGCTGGTTAATATCAATGACAGAATTCGAAGGAGTGGCTGTTGCCGTGAACTGAGCCGAACTGATTCCAGATGCAGAGGATGCGGCGGCTGTATTCATCGAGGCGGAAGCCGTTACTTGAGTCGAATCAATTCCACCTTCGCCGAAGGTCTGTGGGAACTGCCACGGGAATACCGCGTAGTCGCCACTATCCTTGTCGAAGGTGTCAGCGAATTTGAGGAAAGTATCCGCTGTGTCCTCGTCAAAGGTTTCAGGGAACTTCCACTCGTCGAATCTGTCAGTCATTTACTATTTATAGTGTCGGAACCCAGTTGCCGTTGTAGAGCGTGAACTCGTCAACAGCGTCAGTCTCAATAAGTTCCAGAACAGAACCAGCATTATCCCCAACATATACTGTATCATTACTGTTTCTAAACGTGAGGGCTTTCGACTCGAATGATAGTTCGGTGTAACTCCACAAGGATGTGAAGTCTTGCTTCAACGCTATTACAGTATCCAGACCTACTGGGAGATAGACACTATTGCTTGTGCTATTATATGTTGGTTTGTTGTTGATGGTGCTTGGCGCTGTAAAAGATGCTGTTACAGAACCATCAGACGGGTTCCGCTTCCTTATTGTGTTGGAGTCAGTAGAGTACAAAACACCCTCATTCAAGTTGTACTTCAAGTAACTGTCATTTGAACTTACAGAGTACGAACTATTTCCAGTAGTCGCATCGACAGCCTCAATTGTTGAACCGTCCTCGGAGAATACTAAATCATTAACATCTCCATATGTCGAACTGGAGATTGAGCCACCGTGTAGTGTGTGGCTCCAGTTAGTGCTACCAGTAGAGGCATCCACGGCGTACACCGTTTCGGGGTTCGTTGCCCCACCAGCATTTTCACCATAGATTACCTGATTGTTTACGTTATCGTAGGACAGCCCCGCACCGTAAATAGCATCGCTGTTAGTCCACTGCTCAGCCCCCGTAGATGCTGAGACAGCACGAATTGGTGGTGAACTGCTGTCAGCCCCTTGCGTAACGATAACGAAATCGTCGGTGGAGTCGTAGACACAAGTGTTCGCAGTTGCCGTACCAACTGTGTAAGTCCACTGTTGATTTCCAGATGTGTCATATGCGGCAAGGATGTTACCGTAAATGACGTAAATCTGGTTGTTATTGCTATCGTAAACGATGTCTATTATTTCGCTCCCACCAGTATCAAACGTCGAACCAGAAGTACCAATTTTCGTTGGCTGATACCAAGAATCACCATCCTCCTTTGTCCCGACAGTCGGTTCTGTTGTGCTTATAGTAGAGCGGTTCTTCTGGTGAGTGACGTGACTGTTCCATTCACTCGACGGAAGCCCATCACCGGGTCCCTTGTTATCGTCCCAAGCCATTATCGAGTCACCTCCATATTAATTGTGTTATTCATTTTACTTCTCCGATTAGTCCAGACTGAATCCGATGTTCGAAATTTCGAGGTT